GCCAAATGGCGCAGCAGGTCACCCAGGCCGGCGAGCGTGCCGTACGGGCGGTTTCTTGTGTTGGCTCGGGCGCCGCTACGTCTGCGCGCAACGTAGATGCGGCGAGCCGCGGCATCATCAGCTCCATCCAGCGCACGACCGTCGCTATGGAGGCCGGCGGTCGTGCGACTTCGCAGTATTACGAGCTGCTGGCCCGCCAGCGTGGCATCGACCCCTCGACGCTATCGCCGTACCTGAACGCGCTGCGCAACGTCGAGCAGGCGCAGACGCGGACCGGTGCGTCAACCGCCCAGGTCGCAAACGCCATGCGCATGGTGCCAGCCCAGTTGTCTGATATCGCCGTCCAGCTCGCGGGCGGCCAATCGCCGTTTATGGTGCTGATGCAGCAGGGCTCGCAGCTGCGCGACTCGTTCGGCAGCGTCCCGGCGACTCTCCGCGGCGTCGGCCAATCGCTGCTTGGCCTCGTCAATCCGTACACTGTCGCCGCTGCGGCCGCCGGTGCGCTCGCCTATGCATATAACGAGGGTTCGAAAGAGGCCGACGGCTATAACCGGGCGATCATCATGTCTGGCAATGCTGCCGGCGTGAGCACGAACCAGCTAGCGAACTACGCCGCGCAGATCAGCAAGACCGTTGGCACCCAAGCTCAAGCCGCCCAGGCGCTCGCCGCATTGACCAGCACCGGTGAAGTCGGTGCTGAAAACCTTCAGCGCTTCGGTACCGTTGCCGTCCAGGTGCAGAAGTACGTCGGCCGCAGCATCGACGAGACCGTCAAGGATTTCGCCGAGCTCGGCAAGTCGCCGGTCGAAGCCAGCCTGAAACTGAGCGAGTCGTATCACTACCTGACCGCTGCGACCTATGAGCAGGTCAAAGCGCTCCAAGACCAGGGCAAGACGGAAGAGGCAGCCGAGGTCGCTCAGAAGGCCTACGCTGATGCGTTCGCCGATCGCGCGGCGAAGATGAAAGATAGCCTCGGGAGCATTGAGCGCGCCTGGATGGGCGCAAAAGACAGTGCTGCCCAAGCATGGGACATGTTCCTCGGTGTGGGTCGTAAAAAGAGCTCGGCACAGGCATTGGCCGAAATCCAGGCCCAGATCGCGCTGGCGAAAGCCCCGCCAATTACTCAGGGCGGCGACCGGGGCGATAACGCCGCGATGCGCCAAGCCGCTGCAGCATCGAACCTGCCCGAGCTGCTTCGCAAGGAAAAGGAAGCGCAATACCAGGTCGACAAAGAGGCCTGGGAGGCTCAACAAGCCGGCATCACCGAGCAGCTTAGAAAGGCTAGTCTCGAGTGGGACAAGGTCATGGAAGGCACCATGTCCAAGGCCGACCGGCTGAAGCTCGCGCTGAAGAAGGTGCAAGAGCAGGGCGAGGCAGCTGGCGCTTCGGACAAGGCGATCCAAACGGCCAAGAACAAGGTGGTGCAGGAATACGCATCGCTGGACAATCCGGCCCTGGCAGCACTTGAGGGTGAAAGCCGTCGCCAGAAGGAGATCCTTGCCGGGCAGCTGAGCGACCTGGACAGCAACTACAAGCAGCGAATCGTCTCGGAATCTCAGTACATCGAGCAGAAGCGCGACCTCCAGCTGCAGGAAAACAAGCTCGAGATCGACCTGGCGACGAAGCGCGCGCAAATCGATAAGGGCAAGGAAGACCAGTCGGCCTACAAGAAGGACCTTGCCGACCTGGCAGTGCTTGCCCAGCAGCGGCTGAACATCGCCAATGGTGCTACGGCTGCAATGGCAAATGCCGATGCAGCTCGCAAGACGGCGCTCGACAATCTGGTAGGCGGCTGGGACCGTGCTATTGCCGCCGAGACTGACGCCATTCAGCAGGAAGTAAGTCTGTTTGGGCAGTCCGACCAGGCGCGAGCCATCGCGATTGCCCAGATCAAGCTAGAAACCGATGCACGCAAGTTCGTCGCGGATCAAGCGAAAGACGGCCACGCCCTTAGTGCGCAAGAGATCGCGGACCTCAACGCCAAGACGGACGCTCGCAAGCGCGAACTGGCGGCAACCCTGAACCAGAAGGCGGCGATTGCCGGCGCCCAGCGCCTGCTTGATGAAAACCGCAAGTTCTCTGTCGATTACATTGCCGATGCCGACGAGCGTGCGCGTCGCGTGCTCGAAATCGATGCACGCCAGTGGCAAGAACTAATCGCCAACACTGAGGCAGGGTCGGAAGCGCGGCAAAAGCTGATCGAGCAGTTCGATCAGTGGTACGCGAATCGGCAGATGACGCCGGTGCTGGACCGCTGGAAAGGCGTGATCAACGACCTGGACTACAACTTCCAGGAGGGCTTCCGAGACATGCTGACGAACGGCCAGAACGCATGGTCGTCGTTTGCGAAGTCGATCGGTAACACGCTCAAGACCTCGCTGGCAGATGCGCTCTACCAGACCTTTATTAAGAAGTATGTGGTGCAGATTGTGGCCGGCTTTGCTGGTGCTATCTCTGGCCCAGCAGTCGCAAGTGTGTTAAGCGGAGATGGCTCATCTGCTGCTTCAGTGGGTGGCAACGGGGCCATCGGCGCCGCACAAGCTGCATCGAACGTCTATAAGCTGATCTCAGGAAGTCTGAACGACATCCCTGATCTTATCGCTGGTGACGTTCAAAAGGGCATGACGGGGATGGGGTACAACCCCTATGCGTCTCAAGGATATGCCACTGCGGGCGGACAGGCTCTCAGCCCGACCGCGTACTACGCCGGCGAGATTGGTGGCACGCTCGTTGGCTACGGAATCGGCTCAACGCTTAATTCTGCGATCTCCGGCAAGTACGAGACCGGCTCGGGCGTCATGACGGCGGAGAAGATCGGTACCGCTGTGGCGAGTGCGATCTTTGGCCCGGTCGGCGGCGCCGTCGCCGGTGCGATCAGCGGCGGGATCAACCGCCTGTTCGGAATGGGGCCGACCGAGGTTCAGTCACAAGGGTTGCGCGGCACGCTGTCGGCATCGAGCCTGTCGGGCAGTAGCTATCAGAACCTGCATCAAGACGGCGGCGTATTCCGGAGCGACAAGAACTGGACCGATACCAGGGCATTCACCGATGCCATGGTCAAGCAGTTCACCCAAGGCCTTGCGGCAATCGAGGGCGCTTCGAGCGGCTTCGCATCGTCGCTGGGCGTGCAGGCGGACTGGATCAAGGATTATTCCAAGACCTTTGACCTGAAGCTGACGGGCGACGCCACGAAAGACCAGCAAGCCATCACGGACTTCTTCAGCGGTATCGGCGACGAGATCGCGAAGAAGCTGGTTCCGAACCTGGACGAGTTGTCGAAGTCGGGCGAGAGCGCATCCGCGGCGCTCGAGCGGCTGGCTGGTGACTTCAAAGGCACCGACCAAATCGCGCAGCTACTGGGCTTTTCTGCCAGTTCGCTGTTCGGCTCGACCGGCCTGGAGTCGGCGAAGGCTCGTGAGCAGTTGATCGACCTCGCCGGCGGCTTGTCTGCGCTGTCGTCTCAAGCGGCGTTCTTCAATCAGAACTTCCTGACGGACGCCGAGCGTATCAAGCCTGTTGCAGAGGCGCTGGATAAGGCACTTGCCAGCTTGGGCCTGAGCTCGATCCCGACAACGCGGGACCAGTTCAAGGGGCTAGTCAACGATCTGATCACGTCGGGCGCCGCTGCAACCGAGTCAGGCGCTAAGCAGTTGGATTCGTTGCTGGCTCTTGGCGAGGCGTTCGCACAGGTTCATCCGGACGATGCAGCCGAGAAGGCGCAGAAGGCCGCAGCCATCCTGCAAGAGCGCCAAGGCCTGCAAGACCAACTCGACGAACTCACGATGTCGTCGGTGCAGTTGCTAGGCAAGCAGCGCGCTGCGCTCGACGAAAGTAACCGCGCTCTGTTCGACCAGGTGCAGGCTGTGAAATCTCAGGCTGCCGCACTGCAGGCTGTGAAGGATCAGGCAAGCACAATGCTGGCCGGCGTCGGCGACATGTATTCGGTCTTGCAAAAGGTCGTGTCGCGAGAGAAGTCGGCGATCCAGACGAGCGTTGACACGCATACCGCGGCCTTCAACAAACTGCAGAGCTTGTCGCAGGCGCTTCACAGCACGCTCGATAGCCTTCAATCGCCCGAACAGAAGCTGTTCGCGCGGTCGATGGCGCAGGCCGAAATCCGGTCTGACCTGGCAATCACGAAAGCAGGCGGCACGCTGTCGGATGCGCAAGTCGAGTCGCTGAAGAAGGCGCTCGGTGCGGTCACGCAAGACGCTTCGAAGCAGTTCGGATCGCGCGAAGACTACATGTTCGATCTGCTGCGCACGCAGAACGATATCGCCCAACTGGGTGACATCACTGACGATTCGCTGTCGATCGAGCAGAAGTCGCTCGACGCGCTGAACGACCAGATCAAACGCCTCGACGCGATTGTGGCGAATGGGCAGGCGGAGATTGATGCGCTGAACGGGCAATCGGTTGCAACGCTGTCCCTGGCGCAGGCCCTGGCGGCATTCCAGTCGTCGATCGGTGGCGCGAAGTCGAATCCGGTCGTGGGTGGCACCTCGACCGTCGCGGGATTCTACGAGGATCTGCTCGGCCGGGCGCCGGACAAAGCCGGCCTGCAATTCTGGCAGGACCAGCTCGCCAAGGGCGTTTCGCTTGACTCAATTCGCGCCGAATTCATGAAGGGCGATGAGTACAAGAAGCTGCACCCGTTCGCGATCGGCACGAACTATGTACCGCAGACGATGCCGGCGCTTGTGCATGAGGGCGAGCGAATCATCCCGGCGGCAGATAACCGCCTGCTGATGTCCGTTCTGGCACGAGCATCTAGGCCATCAGATAACGGGGCGGTGCTTGCGGATGCGGTAAAGGGTCTGCAGGAAGAAAACGCGAAACAACGGGAGGTTATCGAGGGTATGGCGAAAGACATGGCAATCATGGCTGATGTGCTGAAGGGCGCAAGCCCGGGCGGCAGCTTCCTGCGTGTGAAGGGGGTCTAATTGAGCGGCAATCTCAGCGTCTTGGTGCCGATCACCATCACATCGAGCATCCTTCAAAGCACTACGGCTGTAGCAGAGGGCTATCCGACCTGGGACAACACAACGTCCTTTGCGGCGGGAGCTTACTGCTACAGCCCGGCGACTCTGCATAACTACCGGAGTCTGGTCGCAAGCAACGTTGGTAAGGATCCGACTGACCCTGTCAATCGCGTAGCCGCCAGTAATGGCGGCGTCGTGTATTGGCAGGACCTCGGGCCGGCCAACCCTTGGGCGATGTTCGACAAGAAGATCGGTACGGCGACGACGGCAAGCGGCGACCTCACTGTGGTCTTGCGCCCGGGGCCAGCTGGCTCTCTGTATGTGGTTGGCGTGTCCGCAAACGACATCACGGTCACCGTAAAGGATTCGCCGGGGGGGACCCTGGAGTACTCGTACACCCAGGCGATGGAGGCAAGCGCCCCTGATGATTATTGGGAGTACTTCTTCGATCCGTTTGAGCCGCTGACGGACTTGCTGCTGTCGGACCTGCCGCCGTACGGGACTGGCGAAATCACAGTCTCGCTCACGAGTGGCGGGACAGTTAGCTGCGGCGCGCTAGCGGTCGGTGACATCAAGGTGCTCGGGAAAACGTTGTCTGACGCCGAGGCCGAGCCAACTTCGTTCGCCTATATCGACACGGACCAGTGGGGCAACACCGACATTATCGATGGCCCTTCGGCTACGAATTTGTCGATGTCTGCGATTGCTGATAGCCGAGCTGCCGGGCTGCGTGCACAAGCGATCGTTACCTCTCTGCTGGGTAAGCCTGCGTTCTGGTTTTGCTCTGACAGTCCGGATGCAGCTGGACTTCGGACTTGGGGCCTTGGTTCCGGGAAGTTCTCCTACAGCGCTGATCGCTGCAACATTTCAATGACAGTAAAAGGGCTTATCTAATGGCACTTCTCACACTACCGCCGGCTGCTCCTCAGCGAGGCGATC